GGGTTATTTGTAATTGAATAATTTCGTAAATCGTAGTTTGGGTTTACTTCTAATATTCTTGGTGCTATCCAAGCAGCAGGCATATTTTTAAATATTTCTGTATTTCTATTTCTCCATTGAACACCATTACGTGATAATATAGGTATTCCAAAATCTGGATCAAGAGTAGTGCCTTGAGGGCTTATTGTTAGACCAGTTTGTCCTATAGCATTTAATTCTCTCATTACTCCAGGATTAGTCATATAAGTACCCCAACCGTGATGAAAAAATAACGGGGCGTCAGGTGGAGGTGTAACGGCCGTTGGTGCAGAAGGTGCAGCTCCCATTTATATATATAATATATAATAGAAATAATTTATTACAAATAGAAAATTTTAAATATCTATTATATATATATATAAATAATGTTAGGAAGAAGACAACCTACAGCACCATTTAGACCACCACCAGCAAGACCACCAGCAGCACCACCAGCAAGACCACCAGCACAACCCCCAGCAAGACCACCAGCACAACCCCCAGCAAGACCACCAGGAGGAGGAGCACCAGGAGCAGGAGCACCTGCACCAGTTAGACCACCAGGATTAGGAGCACCAGGTGGAGGAGCACCAGGAGGAGGAGCACCAGGAGGAGGACCACCAGGTGGAAGACCAGCCGTAGGAGCACCAGGTGGAAGACCAGCCGTAGGAGCACCAGGTGGAGCACCAGGTGGAGCACCAGCAGCAAGACCAGAAGGAGCTGCACCAGTAGCAAGACCAGCAAATGCCCCACCACTTCCACCAGGTGCTCAATCAGTTGGAGTTGGTGGTTCAGGATTATCTACATTTGAGGTTATATTGATTGGTGATATGGTAATGAGAATGTGTGTGCAAACAGGAGTAATATCACAAGGTCAATATGATGATATTAGTAGATATGCTAATCAGGCAGCAGAATTAGCAGGTAATTATTATGAATATTTTGATGATTTAGCAGAACAAGCCGATAATTTATATGAACAATATACTGGAGAAAGTTTAGGATTACAAGATATTTATGATCATTATACAAATGAGGTAATAGATTCATTTGAAAAACAAACAGGATTAAATATAGATGATTTTCAAAATTACGATGAAAGATATCAAGAATTTTCGGGCAGATTAGAAAATACAGCAGATAACTTTTTAGAAGATAATACAGGATATAGATATAGTGATTTTAATGAAATGAGAGATGCTATAGGAATGGGATTTGATTCAACTTTAATTAGTCAATTCAAAAAAAATATGTATAGGGAGGGATATAAAGCAGGTTATAAATTTAAAGAACCAAAAAATAGTACTTTAAAAAAATTAATTAATTTTGATAGTTTTTTAAGCAATCAAGTCAATACAGGAAAAATTCCAGAACAAGCAAAAAGAGATTATAAGGTATTATTAGCATCTAATAGAGCCGTAGAAAGACAAGCCAATAAATCTGATGATTTAACACCACTTGGAAATATAGCCGAAATTGAGGGAATGGGATTAAAAAAAAGAAAATATAAAAAAAAATCAAATCTTTAATAATTTATTAACTGGAATATAAATAAAATCCCTAAATTCATTTTTATTCACATCATTTCTATAGTTAATTTTGACATTACATTTAATATCAAAACTTTTAAATAATTCTTTTTCATATTTTATGTAGTATAGTCCATCGAAAAATTTGAAAAAAAAGTAGTATGATTTTGTGGTGTCATTACAAAATTTTATTTTGTTAGTTCCTATCATAGTTGTCGGATATTTATCTTTATACAATCTTCTACTTTTTAATTCAACAAAAATAGTTTTATCTTTATTATGCCAATCAAAAATACTAAATTTATCTTCATCTTTAATTAGTGTTGTTTTTAAAGTTTCATCTATAATGGTGATCATTTCTAATTCATTTTTGTTTCCCATTTCTATGTCTTCTTTTTTTAACATTTATATATTAAGTAAAGATTTTTTTTTACTTAATAAATAATAAATTATACTAAAAATTATTAGAATTTATGTACAGTCCAATCTACATATACTGTGCCTGTAGGTTTGCTACCTGCACCAGATGCAGCAGTGGCAGCAACATATATAGTTATAGTACCACCATTAGCGGTTGATGGATTGGCAGATACTAACCAGTAAGTCTGATATTCAGCCGTAGGAATACCACCCATAGTAGCAGTTACTACAGAGTTAGCGGTTAATAATGGACTTACACCAGTTATAGTTGCTTTAGCAAAAAAAGAACCACCTATAGTTTCTGGTGTCCAATCACCAGTAACAAATGTTTTTACACCAGCAGGCCAATAACCTAAAGTAGTTAAACCTAAAGACTTTGCGACATTGGGATTTGCTAATTCACGAATCGACATTTATATATATATATTATATAAATATATTTTTATTCTATATAAAATTTTATGAAATAAATCTCCAATTAAAAAATGTATTTAAATCAAAAGTATTTAAAACTCCAATCACAAATGGTGTAGCCGTCGCAAATGCTAAAGTGCTTCGTAAATTTATTACATCACCCGCCATTAAATAATAAGATGTTACTACTGATTGTTGATATGATAATGAATTCGCAACTGATGAACTATTTTGAATTACAGCGTGTTCTCCTAAATTTGGTCGTGTAATATCAATTGAAACAACTTTATTTACACCAGTATTCCAAGTCGCACCATTAGCATTTACGCTTATATTAAATTCTAATTGATATAAACCCGCTTGAACAACTGTAAAATCTTTTGTTCCATTTACGTGTGTAATATATCCGTTTGGATTATTCCACGCTCCCGTTGAATCAAATGTAATATCTGTATCAGCATTAACTAAATTTTGTTGAACTGATTTATAGTATGTTGCTTGATATACACCAACAGGTACGGCCTGTATTTCAATATCATTTCCTGAAGTATTAATTGTTATAGAAGAATCAGGAGATGATAGAGTAACTGAGCCAGTTAATCCATCTAATCCTGTTACACCAACAGGAACGGCCTGTATTTCAATATCATTTCCTGAAGTATTAATTGTTATAGAAGCATCAGGAGATGATAGAGTAACAGCACCCGTTAATCCATCTAATGATGTTACACCACTGGCGGGGATATCGCTTAAAGTTGCAAGACCTAAAGAATTAGCAACTGCTTTACTTTGTAATTCGCGTATTGACATATAATATATATATATAAAATATATTATATATAAATATTTAATCTTGATGTAATAATTTAGCCATATGTTGAGATATCATATATTGTGGATAATTTTTAGATATACACACCCAACGACCTAATTTTTTTAATTTTTGTATTTCATCTTTATCTAATCCTATATGTGTTCCTAATAGATATTTTAACGCTGAAAAAGATGTTGCTTGAGGATATACTATGAAATGTGTAGCCTCATTTAAAATCAATCTAGTTTTTTTATAATTAGTGATATAATGCGTCAAACATAATATAGTTGTATTACTATGACGGCCTTGAATTGCTAAATCATCAATTAATTGTTGTACTATTTTGCCAGTCTTACCTTCAAATGTATCGTAATCATCAAAAATAATCATAGTGTCCTTAAAATCTTCTAATGCTGGATATTCATCAACCAATGCCTCTACATTTAATCTTTTTGGTTTGCCTATTTTCATATTATCTAAAGTGCTATCTTCATTTAATTTAGATACTAAATAGATTTCACGATTAGGAAACATTTTTTTATATGCTTCAGCAAGACCACGAGCCATATAACTTTTGCCGCTTCCAGAAGCACCTGCTATATAATAGACACTTCTTTTTTTTTCATCTGGAGATGGAAGTATATTAAAAATTGAATCATCGGGAATTATAATTGATTTATCTTTTTTTTCTTCATCTTTTACTTTTTGATATAAATCTTTTATTTGAGAATTTCCCTGGAACATATCCAGGGGAATATTTTTATGGTATGCTTCTTGAATTTTATTTATTGCCATCACACGCTCATTAGGTTTAAGATTTTTTAGGTCTTTTGAATACTTAATTGCTGAAATTTCTTTATATATTTTTTTCTGTGGTTTTTCATCATCTTTATGTAAATATAAAATTTCGTTATTATAATCACCACCTTTTATGATGGCGATTGCTTCGGCGTCTTTTGATTCATCAAAATTTAAAGAAGGCATTTTATATATGTATATATTAGTTTTTTAAAAAATTTATGGTAAAAAATTTTTATTTAATGGTAAAATCTTATATAGTTTTAAATAGTTTTTAGTATTTTCAGATAATAACACATCTAAATATTCATTTATCTTTAATAAATCATTAATATTTGGATTTTGTTCAATGTTCTTTAAGTAGTCTATTATATTATTTAATTTATTATTATTTAATGATAAAGGAATTTTAATATTAGTTATCCTTTTTCTAAAGTCTTTTATTTCTTTTTTTATTCTATTATATGGTAGTTGGTCTAAATTTTCAAATAAATAAATTAAAGTTTTAACATCTGAATTTAATAAATATAATCGACCAAGATCACTATTAAATAAATTAGTTAAAATATTTTGTAGTTCAATATCTTCAGTTAATGCAAATATACGTTTAGCCATTTTATAATAGTTCCCAGCAATCATATATTTTAATATATCATATTTTAATGATGTTTTAATTTCATCAATAGAATCTTTGGAACTAAAATTATATATTATAGAAAATTCAATAAATCTATTATTTAAATAATATATTAAATCTAATTTAGTAATACCAATATTAAAGGCATCTTTTAAATATATCTTTTCATTATTTTGTAGTATCTTATATCCATTTAATATATCTTCGGGTTTCCATCTAATTATATGAAATTTAAAAAAATCTTTCATTAAATAATAATCATCAACATTAATATTAGGTTTTAATAATCTTAATGATTCTTTAAAATCTTTACTATCTATTATATTATTATCATATAAATATTTTACTTTTTGAATTAATTCTGATGGATTATAGTTATAGACTTTTTTATTTTTTATATAAATGTCATCATTTAATATTTTAAAATCAAGTACCTCACCGCTCTTTATATCCCCTATAAAAGCATTACTTTGTTTTAAAAAATGTTTAATAATACTTTGAAATTTCTTTACATATTTATTTATATCATCTTTAATAGGTATATCTTCTATTAAATCAAAATCTGATGCATACAACTGATTACTTAATGACATTGAACCGACTAATTTTAATTTTTCTCCATTAGTCATTGATAAATTTAAAATAATATTATTAATTTCTTTTGAAAAGTCTTTAATATCTTTTATATTATTCATATAATAGAAAAATATTTTATTATCTTATAATATATATATAATAAATGGGCAATGTAACTTCAAGAGATCCAGTAACAGGCGTAGCTATGATGAAACCATTAGCAGAAAGAAAAAAAATGTATAAACAAGCAGAAAAAGCAATGCCAGCAAAATCAAAAAAAGCATTAAAGACTGTTTCTGATTTAATAGAAAATGTTATTAAAGATGTAAAAGATAAACAAAAAAAATTCAGTGGTAATGGTATGTGTAATTGTGGTATGTGTGATGTATGTTATGGTGGCACATTAGGAACTCCAGATAATATGATGAGTCAAACTTTTAGAGATGGATTAAATTTAAGTGAAAGACTTCCTTTTAGTGAAAGACCAAGAACTCCTTATACTGGTAATAGACCAATTATTAGCAACCCTATTCGTGGTGTCCCAGCTATTCCCATAGGTAGTCGCCAAGATCCAAGACGTTCTGGTCTTACACTACGTCCCATATCAACTATACCTGGTAGTCGTTCTATTGGTGATGGATTAAAAAAAAGTAGAAAAGGTAATAGTAAAGCCAAAGCCAGAGGTCAAATGGTTAGTGAATTAATGAAAAAAGAAGGATTAACATTAGGACAAGCCTCTAAAAAATTAGCATCAATGAATAAATAAATTTTATTTTATAATTATATATGCCTTATAAAATTATAGAATTTTCAGATGGTTATAGAGTTATGAGTGATAAAGGTCATTATTTATCTAATAGGCCTTTATCATATGAAAATGCCTTAAAACAAATGAGAGCCGTATCAATAAATGAAGGTATTTTTGGATCTGGTTTATATACTATACATTCTGTTGTATTTCATAAACCTTATAATTTAAATAATGCATCACAAGAAGCTAAAAATATAATAAAACATAATGATTATAAAATGAGAGAAACGAAACAATCATATCGTTTTAGTGTTCCTAAACAATATTTTTATAAAGATAGTTATAGAACGAAAAAAATAAATCCTAATATATCTATTATTTTTGGTGAATTAATAGAATAAAAAATATTATATAAATAAAATTTTTTATTTTAAATTTAACCTCTTACGAGTTTTTCTAATCCCTTTTTGGAAACAGGAATAAGAGCGGGAGCTTTTGACATCATAGGAGGGGCTTTATTCATACTTAATAAATTGCCCATTTTTGCAAATGCATTGCCCATCATATTTTTAAATTTAGAACCACCTACCATTCTATCAAGAGAAGAACGGCCAACATCAGCAGGGGCAGCAGATAAAATGCTACGTTCATCAAGAACGCCTTTAACGATACGAGATGAGCCTTTTACTGATTCGAAAAATCCACTGTTGGCAGTGATTACCCAGAGATTCCAGGCAGTAACATCGGAGGCAGAATTATTATTTACTGTGCAGTTAAATTGGAAGGTGAAGTTGCCAACTAAAGAAGGAGCTTGTCCAGATTGGAGAGTTATATCTTTAGAGGGTTTTAATACTAAAAAGCCACCAGTTAAAGGAACTTTATTTGAAGAACCTGAAGCTACAGCTCCATTATTGGCTTGTCCGATCCATTGATTATAGTCCATTACTAAGCCGTTAGAAATTGACATTTGATATAGCTGTTCGGGTCTATGAGATGAAAGAAGACCACTAAAGTTGTCAAAGTTGCAAGAAATTTGAGTAATGGGTAAATACCAATCGGCTTCATTTACTGAATAAGTATTGGGTTTGGCGTATATAATAAGTAAATCAGGAATTGATGGTAATGTGATTGTTTGGGACATTTGACCAGATAATAAACCATTAGCAGGAACAGTATTAGATATAGCAGTTACATAACGAGGGAATTCCATATAAGGTACAATTGAGCGAGGAGGTAAAGGTAAATCTAAAGATGGAGTTAAAAATTGTACTTTGATTGAGGAACTTACAAAAGGAGAAGTTTGGCCAGTAGGTGTGAAATAGGCTAAAGAATTATTGGGAGAAGCTACATAACTTACTTGATTACCATATGATGATTGAGTTCTTAATACACGGCCATTTAATCCAGTAAAAGAAGGTGCTTGCATATTCATTACTAATTGGATGTTTTGAATACCGAAGAGGCCAGTATCACCAGCGTGTACATCAGAGAATACAAAGGGAGATAATACTAATTTTTCGGTAGATGTAAATCTTAAATATAATGTGAATACATCACCTGTAGCACCAGTTGTAAGAATTTCAGGAATACCATTATTAATTAATACACTACCACCTGCAGGGTTAGTATATGATACAACTGGTAGAGCTGTTGTTGGTAATTCTTGTCCAGTAGGTGTGCAAAAAGCAACATTATAATAAGCACCATTTTTTACTTCAGATGGTGAAGATGATACACCATAGCCACCGAGAGGATTTGATACAGTTCCGAAGGCATCATTATAACTATAGTAATTATCGGGATAGGTGGGGCAGGTTCTTTGTAATCTATTTTTTTGGTGATCTGTTAATCTTAAAACTTCACGTAATACATCGGATGTATTCATTGTTACAGTGGTGTCGTTAATAGTAGCAGAAAGAGTTTGAACGAGAGTGTGGAGGGGGAATTGGGCAAGAGCTAAATCTTCGCCTAATGCTGCTAATACAGCACCAATGGCACCAGCATTAACTACTTGGAATTGTAAATAGCAGGTACTCGTCCAATCAACGGCACGATCTACAAATACGTTTTCTGAAGGGACTTGAATTTGATAAGTTTGTTGTCCTGCATTTTGTGCGATAGCAGCAAATGGTACGTTTGTTAATGATACAGCACCTTTTTCTACGGCATAAACAGGACGAGATTGTACGATGCGTTCATCGAATACGGCGACTTTTTCAATGTCTGACATTATATATATATTATATATATATAATTTTTTAGAGTGATAATTTAAATTAATTCTTTCTTCTAAATAATAATTTTATAGATATATTTGAAAAGTTAGGCATATATAGTTGATATAATTGATTATCTAATCTATTTCTCCAATAAACTATAATATCTATATTACTTATTGAAGTATTAGATCCAGTCAATGAAGTCATTTTAAATTCAGCACTTGGTTGATATAGAATATTTTCTAATAAATCAGATCCTCTGGCAAATTCATTCCTAAATTCTAATAATACGTTATTAAAAGCATCTGTAGATGTTTTGACGGTTTGATTAGTATTTTCTTGGTCAAATATTAATGGGGTACTGGTTTTTTCATTTAATATAGGGAGTTGTGTGGTAGCAAAAACAATAGACGCACAAGGAGACCATATATTATTTGTCGTGTTATATTCTTGTTCAATTACTAAATATGTAACACCATCAATAATTTCAGTTTTTTGGCTTTTTTGATTTTGAAATATTTCATTTACTAATTTTCCTGTTGATATAAAAGGAGCAACAGCAGATGCCGTTCCAGTTAGATTTCTCCTATAAGGGAATGATGAAAATAAATTAAATAAATCTTGGTTAAATCTAATATTACTAAACATTAAAACATTTGTACTTGTTAATGGACTTAATAATGAAAATAATCCATTATCAGGATTATAGCGTATTTGAGGGTATATTGTGGTAGAACCAACTAAACTGATAGCTAAACTAACAAAAGCAGTATTAATAATCTCTATAAATTGTTGATAATTATAGTAAAAATAATAGGAATTTGATAAATTTTGAGGATTATTAGATGTAGGAACAGGTATTGAACTATCTATTGGTGTAAAAATTATAGGGATTGTTTTATAATTGGGAAAGATATTACCCATACCTAACCAATAAACGGTTTGATTAACATTATTTTGAGATGTATCAATCATAGGAATAAATAAGGGTAATCTTTTTGTAGCACCGTTTAGATCAGCACTAACTACTGTTAATTCAAAATTTGAGGCATTATGAATTAAAGGAGTGCTTCTAACTTCTTGAAATCTTGCAGGTGGATTATTTTCTGAATCATCTTGACTACTTTGTTGTGGTGCTATTGGATTGTTATTAATGATATCTACACTATAATATACGAGAGCAGGATCGCCGTATTGATCATATGTGCCTTTACTTAAAAAACTTGATTTTGACATTACTTATATATATATATAATATTTTTTTTAGTTCTTTCTTCTAAATAAGATTTTGATTGTTATGTTTGAAAAGTTAGGTAAATATAGTTGATTTAATTGATTATCTAATCTATTTCTCCAATAAACTATAATATCGACATTTGTAATAGGTGTATTTGATCCAGTTAATGACATCATTTTAAATTCAGCATTAGGGGTATATAAAAGATTTTGTACTATTTCTGCTCCTTCTTTAAAGTCATTTCTAAATTCTAATATTACACTATTAAATGCATTTGACGATGTTTTTACTGTAGTATTATCATTTTGATCATCAAAGATTAATGGAGTACTGGTTTTTTCATTTAATACGGGTAATAAGGTACTGGCAAATACAATAGATTGAACAGGAGACCACATACTATTAGTTGTGCTATATTCTTGAGGGACAACAACATAAGCTACACCATTAATAGTTTCTTGTTTTTGTTGAGCTATATTAGTATTTATTCTATACATACAATTATTATCTGTTAAAGTTGATGATGATCCTACTACTTTTGTATAAGGAAAAGATGAAAATAAATTAAATAATACAGTATTAAAATAAACATACCAGTTACCAGACACTAAAGTTGTAGGCATTAATAGATCAAATAAATCACTATCAGAATTATAGCGTATAAATGGTTTTGTAGCAGATGAAGCAAATGATAAAGCACTTAATTCTGTATTAATCATTTTTAAAAATTGATTATAACTATATACATAATAATAAGGATTTGAAAGATTTTGAGATAAAGCTGATGAAGGTGCATTGATTGTTGGATCAGTTGGAACATACATTACTACTTTACTATCGGTACAATAGTTCGCATCACCTTCGCCTAACCAATAAACGGTTTGGTTTACACTTGCTGTTTGAGTTGTATCAATCATAGGAATAAATAAGGGCAATCTTTTTGTAGCACCGTTTAGATCAGCACTAATAATAGCCATTTCAAAATTAGAGGCATTATTTACAATAGGTGTTGTTCTTACTTCTGTAAATCTTGCGGGTGGATTATAATTAGAATCTAATAAAACAGGAACTAATGATTGATTTGAGTTAGTATTACTATGAATTAGATCAATATTATAATAAACTAAAGCAGGATCACCATACTCGTCATAAGTACCT